CATAGTCGAGAATTTCCTCAAGCGATGAAGCTTGGGGGAATTCGGGTCTATATCGTTAGATATATACCTGGTTCGTACGGCATGGAAAGCACGAAGCAAATTAGGATTTCTCCTAAATGCTCGTTCTACCACCCAGCACGAAACACGATCGGAAGCTTCAGACAAATCAATCGTCATGAAGCTACCGTCTATGGATGCTTGACGAGCAGCCCTTTGGTTATGGCTTTGATCATTTAGATGAATGATCTTACCATAAAAAGTGGATGCGATAGAGTCAGCGAGGAAATTCTTTATTAATTGCTGACACCATTGATGACTAGAGGGTTCCGAAGCAATAAGCCTCGGACCCTTTTGCGTCTTTGGTACGGCAATTAACTTACTAGGAGATTCCCAGGAAGAGAATCTCTTAGCATCCTCACCATCTCTAACAGTATCGGCCCATAACCCGAAATTCGCAAAAGCGAAATCGGCTAACGGGAAGATACCTTCAAGCTTCTTCGGCCAACTTGGGAAATCAAATTTTGATAACTCAAGTCGTTCCGAAACAGCACCAGGTCCATGTTTGCATACCCAATCAGAATTAAGGAAGTTCCCTAATTCTCCAGCACCGACATCACATACTTCCTGTATGCGATGGAGGAGTCGGTTTGGGATGGGGATAGCGTCTCCTCCTTCGTCTGAGGGTTCACTGATAAATCCATGACAACGTTGCGCATGACCATCAGATAAAGATAGGTCACGAGCAGCATTGAAACAAGGGCTATCACTGAGCCAATCAAGAGAAGGATTGGTGACGCATCCATCGACTTGGAAGAATGACTGAACAGCTTGCGTTGTTCGTTCATCGTCGCACTCCAGTTTGAGTTTCTTCGCAGTATAAAACAACTGACGAAGAGCTCTCACAGCAGTGTGATCACAAGTCGTATGCAAAACTCCAGTGTTCTCAAAAACGCGCATCAGTAGCCCCTTAAAAAGTCTAGGGATTACTGAGCCTCGAATAAATGGTCTCATATGAGTACCATTAAACGGGGTTAGGCGCCGGTTCGCAAGGCACTTGTCAAAGTGCTTTCCGAACTCGACCATGTCAATCGTAACAAAACGAAGGCCATGGTTCTCGAGAGCAGAGCAGAGTCGCAACAAGTCTCGACTAAGCTCTTTCCGGAGACGAGGCATCTCATCACCAATATCAGACAAGATATTGGTGTAGAGCAGCTGTATGAAGGTGACGTGCCGCTTAGTCATAGCTAATCTCCTTCGAGGTTAGTCGTGACGCACGGCTTAGTCAGACCCTCACTAGGTTCACGCACTTAATTAGGTGCGCGAACCTACAAACCTGCACATTGCAGAAAAGTTGGTAGTTTGGATCGTATGATTTACGACTCCAGACCAATCAGCTTCGTTGCAATGCCACCAGCCTTGACCATGTAAAAAGACATGGCCTCGCTGACGTCGACCACGTCGCTCGCAACGTCATTCACCGAATGACGTACCGTATAGGTAATTTGCGAGCGCCGCCCGAGTGGATACGTCGTAGTCGGTTTCTCATAA